CAGGTTTGCGCCTGCAAGAGAAATGTTGCTTGTGCGGATTGCTGAGTTCAGAACGGCAATCGTGAAGTTATTACCGTTAGGGTCTATATGATTATTATCAGGTTCTTTATCGTATCCTTGGAAGAGATAGTACTCTTTTGAAGTATGATCTCTGAAAAGACCTGTATGTACGTTCGAACCTGTAGCATTAACATAATTGGCAATAAAACCGATATCAACAATATCAGATGTATAGTTATTGCCTGCTAGATAAATGAGTGGATCAGAAACTCTATAATTTTCTACACTAATGAAAGATGTATTACCCGTAACACTCAGGTTACCTGTGATAGAAAGGTCACCACTCAGAGAACCGCCTGTTAGAGACAGTTTACCATTAGCCGTATCAAAAGCGGCTGAACCTACTGAGTTAGCACCAGCACCAACGGCACTGTTAGCTCCTGCAATTACTGCGAGAAGATAAGTGTTAGATGCAGCCCCGATTGCGGCCGCATATGTGTTTGCACCGGTTCCTACAGCGGTATTAGCACCCGCAAGAGTTGTCTGCATGTAGGTGTTTGCACCAGTACCAACAGCGGTATTAGCACCTGCTATGGTTGCAGAAGTAAAAGCATTAGCACCAGCACCAACGGCTGTGTTAGCTCCGGCAACAACAGTGAGAAGATAGTTGTTTGCGCCAGTTCCTACTATATCGGCATATGCGTTAGCACCCGCACCTACAGCGGTATTGGCTCCTGCGATGGTTGCAGAGGCAAAGGCATTAGCACCTATACCTGTGTTGAATGCAAGAACGTTAGCTGAATTGGCTTTGTCAAATGCTAGAGAAGCAATGATATTGGCCGCATTAGCCTTATCGAAGGCTATACCCGCTATGCTGCCTGTATTTGCAGCACCGAATGCTGCGATAGCAATGTCATATGCACTGTTTGTTTTTGTTACATAAAACTGACCACCGATAGGTGAGACATCGTTTCCACCAGATGTACCGATAAAAGCTACGTTTGATGTATAGGAATATGCAAGTTCACCGGCACTCAGAGAACCGGCGCCTGGTTGATTGGTTGCCGTCGATCTCTTTACCTGAATTACCGTATTTGACATTTAGAAACTTCCCCCGTTTAGGACCGGCAGCTGTTTAACGACATATTTTCCACTTCCAGAATCATAAACTAAGGTATCGTTATTTTGCGGATTGATTGCTTGTACATCTGTCAACTGAGAAAGAGCAACGTTTGTGGCGGTATCTAGACCTACACTCACAGTTCTGATGGTCTCTCTTGTCTGGTTATTTATAGAAACTCTGGTCCCTGGAGCCGAGTTTACTAAGACCTTAACACCCATTAGCGTGTGACTCCTGGTGTGACATTTATAATTCCTTCAAGGATTCTCGTCACGCGACCTTGAGGGTCGGTCGTTTCAACATCGAATAGGTAGCGACCAGCCTTAATGATATTTGTATTGGCCGCAGTCATCGACAGTTTTAGATTACCTGTGGCTGCATTGACTATTGTGCAGGTTATGTTAGCAGAAGCATTTGCAGAATAATATGAGCGGCGCATCTGACTGGTGATTGTATAACCAGAGATGTTAGCCGCTGCGTTTGTGATATCGTCTGTAATGGTAAGGGTGTTTTCAAATGTTGCACCCTGATCCATGTATAGTTCTACATATGCTGCCATTAGATTACCGTTGGTTCCTCTGGTTTTACATTGGCTGGTACGATACGCCAGTCATTATTATAAAATATAAGCACACAGTCTTTGTTCTCTTCTGTGGCTGGTGGTATGTTTGTATTGAATGTCCAACCACAACCTTCTACAAGTGTTGTATTCTCAGGGAACATTTTCTGTTCACCATTGATCAATCGCGTTTCTGTATCATAACCAAGTGCTATGGGCATTATAACACCTTAGGTTCCGTCTGAAATTCTGGATTATCTAAAACAACACTTTCAATCGCGCTTGAAACGTCAATGTATTCTGGTGCTGGTTTGTCTGTTATAATCCATTGCTGAGTAGTCTTCTCAAACTTTGCATTGTGGCCAGCCGGTATCTCAGGCACAGGTACTTTCGTGAAGTAGCGAGGATTATAACCCTCATGTGCTTCAATTTCCATGATGTTGCCTGTAAAGTAGGCGGCATAGTCATATTGATATAGTTTAATCTTATCTGTCATGCTTTTTAACCTTATGTCTTAATATAAGGAATTGAAGGAACGGCTGCACCACCATATTGTATTGGTCCATACTGAAGCTGGTTTGATAGCTTAGGCACAGGGAAATCAATGGCTGAAGTATAGCCAGTCGATGTGAATGATACAATAGTTCTGGCCCAAGGCATCGTCATCAAAATTTTACCGCTTGGTAGAGCAGCAATTCTATGTCTTGCATATGATGTTGCAGCCAACGCTGGAGCTATTTGATAATACATTGATAAACCTACATCATAATTCACATCATTATCACTAAACCAGTGTATCAAATTTTTAGAATATATTAGTTTTAAATATCCTGATGGATTATTAATATAAGCAACAAAAACATCACCGTTATGAATTAATTTTATATTTGCTGTTCCCCATATAGAAGACCAATAATGATCATCTTCATAAGCAGGAGTACTTGCAATCAGAGTCGTATCTGGTTTAACTGTGTACCAATTACCATTTGCTCCGTTAGCACTAGAAGATACTAAGAATTGATTACCTTTTGTAGGAATAATAAACTGATTATTGGCTGCAAAGACGTTATAGAAGTAGCTAGAGTTTGCAATATTTGCTGATGCAGAAACACCCAGAGCGGTTCTCAAGTTTGCGCTGATGTCAGTCCAGTTCATACCATTAGATGAGAAAAATGCGGTATTACCGTGAGTAACAACGAAACCACCATTGGTACCGTGTGTGGCTGCAATAGAAGGATAATAAACGCTATTATTTGTTGATAGAGGAAACAGACTGTTTGTGAAAGTCCAGTTTACACCGTCATTACTAGATACCGTATTTGCTCTATATTGCCAATAACTACAGCAGGCATTTCTTTCATGAGTAAACAATAGAACAAGTCTGTTTTCTGTTCCACCGCCAGCCAATCCGTTTATACTTAACATATTATAACCACCAGTCACCGTGACTGCAATAGTTACTGTTCTATTGACCCATGTGACAAGATCGGTGCTTGTCATCAATGTATTTTGGGCTGTTGTTGCTGTTTGGCGATTAGCCGCCCTTAAAATTGCCCAAGTTGAGTTTCCAGCATTTGCTGTATTTGCAGCAATAGCACCGTTTCTAACAGCATCACTAGTTAAAGTTGAAGAAAAAGGCGAAGAAGTTCTTGCAGTCCATGTTGAACCATCGGTCGAAGTGTATAAACCACCAGAAAACTGAGTTACGATGTCTAGAGCATTTGTGTTTGAGACGAAAGCAACACCATTTGCATATGCTATAATATAAGAAGTTGCACTCCAGCCTGTGGCTGAATTTGAATATTCAGCTGTCATGCTTGATAGCATTGGTGGTGTACCAATAACATTTGCTAGAGCCCAATATGAAGAGCGAGTATAGACATTACCATCACAACGTAGATAACCAGATGGTGCCGTTGTGTTTGCATAATTTATAATTGTACCTGCTGGTGTGGCTGTATTTGCGGCATTAAAAGCAGAGTTAGCCTGACCAAAAGCAGCAACAGCCCTGATGTTTGAGGTATTAGCAGCTCCAAATGCACCGGTCGCTGCTGTCAAAGCCTGACCAGCAGTAGTGGCCGAATCGTTGGCTGTATTGGAAGCATTATTTGCTACTTGACCTATAAGTTCAAAACCACCACCAGAGAGTGATGTGACGCCTGTGATAGCTGTTACTGAAAGTGTTGACATCTCTTATCCTGTTATTGTGGAGGTAAACCATACTGGCTAGTAGATTCACCTGATCCTTTTACTATGTTGACAAGTCTGCTATTGTCTTCTAATGCGATGAACTCATGCTGCTGATAGGCCTGCCAATCAACAACGTCACCAGATTTAAGTGTCTTCTCCCATGTACCTTCTGGTCCGTGCGCTCTGAAAGAACCTCTACCAACTATACTGATATGAGTATTCTCAGGTGCGTGCCAGTGCATGGGTAGTATATCACCTTTAACTTCAAAATCATATACGGTACCTTTGAGGTTACCAAATGTGACTGGTTTAGTTAACAATGCCATAATGTATTTTTCCTTTTATTTATCAAATTACCGTTGGTTCTGTCTGTGGTGCAGTTTCAAGTTGTTCTTGTTGAATCATTGCTATAATTTCATTTGGTGTTCTCATAACAGGTCTTTCATTGGCTGTTATTTCCCAAATCTGAAGAGACTTGTTAAATTTTGCAAACTGACCTTCTGGTATTTCAGGTACAGGTACAGTTGTGAGATAACCAGGTTGATAACCTTGTGTCTCATCAATTTCCATAATATTGCCTGTAAAGTAGGCTGTGTGGTCATATTCATATAGTTTAATCTTACCTGACATGTTTTCCTCTTAGGTCTTAATGTATGCTTTGAGTGGCACCCAAGATGTGCTGAAAGCTTTAGTATATTGCATATTCATTCCAAGTTCTGGCACAGGGAACTGCGTGGCGGCTGTGTATGCACCATTAGTAGTGAATGAGAAAATACCCCCATAGTATTTACTACCCATAACAACTTTTTTCAAACTAGGTATTGCCGTTGGCCAACTCAGACCCGCATAAAGTGTTGTTGGACCGGTATAGATCAAAGGGTTAAAACCGGTTATAGGTGTTAAATAATCATCTTTTCGGAACCATGTTCTTAAATCTTTAGAGTAAAATAGATTTCCAAGTCTATTCTGAATAATATAAACATCACCATTATGGATGATACCTGATGTTTGATAATATGTTTTCCAACCAATTGGGGTTGCATAATTACCTTCAAAAAACATAGTATAGAAACTGAAAGCACCGCTATATGGATCATCATCATTTCCGACATCTAAAAGAGGTGTATTATATGTTTCAAATAAACCACCTTCATACTTAACTACTCTCCAAGTTCCGTTCGCACCGTTAGATGAAACTAGAAACCTGTTGCCGGAACAAGGCATAATGATTTCATTATTACAACTAAAAATGTTATATATGAAAGGAGCTGTTTGTGAAGTTGCTGTAATACCCAATGTTGTTTTGATATTAGCTGTAATGTCTGTCCATGTTGATGGATGACCATTGGCGGACCAGAAAATATTTGAATTTTGTGACAATATAACCGGTACAATAGCATTCGCACTAAAATTTGTACCATCTGCTATGCTAGTAGTTATAAAAGCAACCATACCATTTGATGTTGCTGCGAGAAGTGGAATAATTGGACCTTGAGTTTCACCTTGAGGTACTGAAGTTGTATAAAGAGTCTTGAATGATGTGAATGTTAAACCATCAGCACTCCACGCAACATTTGCACCACCTGGATAATAGTTTGTATATGTACAACAACCTGAACCTAGTAGTTGTGAATTTAGAGCACCGGCGCCCATTATGTACGCATTAGCTGTGCCGCCGGCCACAACACCGGTATAATACCAGTTAGTATATGTATTTGCTCTATAATATACTAAACTTCTTTGTGTCCATGTTGCACCTTGGTCTGTGCTTGTCTGATACAACAATGTGTTACCTGCACCGCGATCACCACCAACACCGGTCGCAGCACCACCAGGACCAACAATAACAACATAAGGTCCATTTTTACCATTTGATGCAGCATAGTTATAATTTCTCATTCTTAAATAGTAACCTGATGCAAGACCATTATTATAACCACCGATTCTAGCTGCCGTTCTGGGCGTCCAAGTTGAACCATCCGTAGAAGTATAAAGATTACCTAACACCGCACCATTACCTGTCCATGAACGCGGTGACATGAAAAGCATATTATTTGCGCCTGCGAGAATTGGATAATCACCGCTTACACCAAAACCATTTACGGTCGATGTATTTGCATATTCTAAAGTGAGTGATGAAAGCATCGGTGGTGTACCAAGTACAGATGCAAGTGCAGAATATGTTGATCGGGTGTAAATATTACCATCACAAGGTAAGAAACCTGATGGTGCCGCAGCACCTGCCCAAGTTATGATACTACCGGTAGGAACACCGGCTGAAGCAGCCGTTGTATTGGCTGTATTAGCAACAGCAAAAGCTGCAATAACCGCAGAGTTCACGGAGTTCAAATTGCTGATAGCATTATTAGCTTGTGTGAAGGCTAACTCAGCAACGGTGTTGAGTGCAACTTCATTAGAACCACCAGCCTTATAAACGATGCGGTTGTTTGCAACAAGGTCGCCATTGTTTCTAAATTGAGCAACTTCTTGCCCACCAGAAACAACAGAAACGTTCCAGCTGTTTGCTATAGAAATGCTGGCATTTGCAGCATCGTTAAAATAGACTTGATTGACTCTAAGGGTTGACATCTTTCACCGTTTTCCTTTTAGATGATTACTACACGGGCACCAGTATTTATTTGTACCAGGTAGCCAGTATTGACAGTCAGTGGGCCCGTTGCCGATCCATTCTCACCGTCTGAGAAGTATAGATTTGCACTGATGAAATTATTGTTAACGCGGAAGATATCGTTCCTACCATTAGCCTCGTCACCTACTCTTCCGTTATTACCGACATAATATGCACCACCAGATACAGAATTGGCCTTAGCAAAAGCCGCAGCCGCATTTTGTTGTACGAGATATGCAAAATAGTTGGCTGAGTTAGCCTTGTCGAATGCAGCAAAGCTTACTGAACCGCCTGTGTTGGCTTTATCAAATGCTGCAACCGTATTGGCATTAACCAAGTAAGCAAAGTAGTTCGCCGCATTTGCTTTATCATAAGCCGCATAGCTGATCGTGCCGCCTGTATTGGCTTTATCAAAAGCAGCATTTGTTATGACCTGATTTTCACCAAGTGCGATAATGATCTGGTTCGTACGGACTCGCCAAACATCAAAGGTATCGGTAATATTTACGTTTGCTAATGACATCTTACTTTACGAGCCCTCTAAGAAGTTCTTTTATTTCTTGCATATCACCTTTTAGACCGACCAGTTCTTTTTCGATCTGTTCGATCTTCATTTCTTTCTGTTTGCGTATCCTGTAGGCTTGTAAAGCCTTATTATCCTTATTTATAAGAGCACCATTTGTAGTATCCTTATAAATTCCATTAACATCTGTTTTCTGCTGCATGTGTTTTCCGTCTGGCAATAATCCTGTCTTGTGTGTCACCATTCATAATGCGTCGAATAAGGTCTTTTTCATCAATCTCTTTCAGGTCTTCTTCTCTGTCTGTACAATCATAGAAATCAAGAACACTGAGTAAAGAGTCGAGCCACTTTTTTGATATCTCGCGAGAGTGGCCAAAAGACCTGATTAACATCAATCCTTTACTTCTCCAAAGGCTTGGTGGTAAAACCACACAACCTACCGTGATATGGTGGTCGGTAAAAGTGACCGTAGAAGGTAACATACCAGAAACAATAAGAGGTCTTTTTGTAGAGACACAGGTTGCGTAGACCTTAACATATTCAGAAAGATCGGACTCACCATGTACTCTAGCATCTTCATAAACCTCAGCTGATTGTCTCACTATAGCATTACCATAAACTTCTGAATCACCATAAACTTGTGCAATCTCCGAAATCTTGGCTCTACCATAGACTTTAGCGTTACCGCTGATCCTAGCATTGTCTCTTACTACCGCATTTTCAAAAACTTGAGCATCACCATAAATCTTAGCATTACCTGATATGAATGCGTTATCATAGACTTTTGAGTATCCGTCTATCCTAACATCACCATATACTCTGGCATTACCATAAACCATCGCATAAGGGCCTACATAGACTGTTTCATCTATCATTACTGTATCAGCTACCAAACCACCACCTTTTTCGTGTGTGTGGGCTGATACAGGACCTTCACCAAAATCATAAAGCATCACGACCTCATTAGTTTATTAAATTTGCAGAGCTAGTGTTCTTAGATCCGCAACTCTTGGTATCACAGCAGAATTAGAGGCGAGAAGACCAATCTTTACTGCGAAGTACTTATAACCCGTGAAGGTAACACCATCACTGTTTGTGTATTGAACTTGACCGTTTTCACCTGTCAAATATGAAGCAGGGAAACCAAACTGGTATTCTCTGAAATCGTCTCTATTCGAGAGAGATGAGTAAAGAGTGTCGGCATCATTTAGCTTTTCAAGTTCAATCCAGCTGTTCTGTTCGAGTGTATCTGAATCTTCACCGTTCAATATCTTTACCCATACGCGAACATCTGTATTCGGTGGTCGATATGCTGTCAACACAACTTGTAAGTCTTCAGCATCTTGACCTTGTGCAAGTGTAATGACTTTTGATATGTACTTGTTTTGTAGGTAACCACCTGAAGAACCATTTTCACCATTGGCACTATTGTTTACAATGTTATCAACATAGATAGAGTGTGTTCTTGTCAAGTCAAGAACAGGTGATAAGAAGTTAGACTGAGTTGACATCGAAACTCTGACTTTGTTTGATTTGTTACTAGACAGAGATGCGATTTCATTTGATCTAGAATATAGGGCCTGTTCTGTATTGAAGTAATAGTTTTCGTTTGGATTAATCTTAGAATAGGATCCTAGAGAACCTGTATTTGAATATCCTTGCATTTCAAAACTGATAGAAGTTTTATTGAAATTCAAGAATGCAGGTTCAAAATCTACTACAGAATAACGGAAGTTTTCAATAGCCTGAATAGTTCCGTATGCTCCAGTTGCTGTGCTTCTGATGTAATCATTCTGTGCAAACTTACCATTAGAAGAAGTAATTGTGACGTAGTTAACGTTGGCGCTTGACTTATATTTGCTCAGAGAGCCACGACCATTGTTAATCGCACTAATTGTTGCTGTAATACCTTTAGAGTTCGCATTAGCAAAGTATACCGCAACATTTTCACCGGTTGTATAGAACGTATTCGACATGGTATAGATCGAACCATTAATCTGAACAACAGAAGAATTGGCGTTTGAGTTTGCACCTATTATTAGGTCACCAACTGTAATAGTTCCACCAAAGATACCACCCAGTGTTAGTTTATCACCAGTTGTCATAACCTCACCATAACGGTTAAGATCACTAGATACGTTTGCAACTCGAAGTTTTTCAACGCCTATATTACCGATGATGGCCTGGCCGGTCACACCAGTCGTAAAGTTTGCACGATAGAACTTACAAGTCAGGTCAACGTCTGGTACTATATCCCAATTTAGGTTATTGTTCGTTGTATAGAACGTACCAGTCATAGGTCTTGCGGTTACTGGGTTATTTGTATTAATATCATTTTCACCAAGTCTTGATACCCAGAAATAGTAATTTGGATTCGTTGACTCTGGATGAATAACAAAAGCATACTGCACATTATTGTATAGGAAGATAGGTATAGGGAAACGCACTCTCAATGCGTTTGTTGTACCGTTAGTTGAAATAGGAACATCTGGATTATCAATCCAAACTTCTGAACCTGGTACTTGATTTCTTGTGATACCACCAGCAGAGTTCATCTCACGAATTTCAAACCAAACACCTAGATTTGGATGCTTCTCGGCCACAAACACATCGACTGAAGTGAGGAACATACCTTCTTCACCTTGCGGTGCTTTAGCGACAAATGAGTATGCAATACAACCTTTACCACCGCCGCCTGCTCTTCTTTGAGGTACATTTTCAAATTGAGAAGTATTATAGCCTTCATCAACTTCGCGTTGCTGAGGAATTACTTGGCGGGTTGTAAGAATTGTATCTTGCTTCTGCTGAATTAGACCTTGGGCAGTGAAATATCCAATACCGACAGTTGTTGCATCATCAGCATTGTTTGTTGGGCTATCTGTAAGAATTAGTCTCTTTGAGCCTGTGGTAAATCTCTTTTCAGAAGGAAGTCTCAGTAAGAAATATACTACACCATTTTCATCTGCACGGAGCGTATCGCCCTCAGTAGGTACATTATTGTCACCCATATTCCAAGGTACGTTTCCAGTTAATACTTTATCATACTGAGTTTTAGTGAGTGGTGTTACATAATCACTCAAATCTTGTTCATCGAAGTAAGCATACAGACGAGTGTATGGCTTCATACCACGACCGATGATTGCAATCGTCTGAGGTCTAATGTAAGGAACAATACTGACATCAACAACTTTATTTCCTAAAGCCTGTGTATCACTATCTACAACAAGGAAGTTTTCGATACCAGTTCTCTCGGTCGCATAGATCGTTTCGATAGTGACATTTGTTGAGGCCGTCCATTGGCGGGCGGCCGCATCAGCTTCTTCGCGAGTGGAGTAGGTGCCAACGTAGTTTTGATTGGCCGCACCACCACCAGATTCACCACCAACTGTGCCTTTATAAACAGCATAACCGGTGATTCTTGTTCTCCAAGCATCCCATTCGGTTGTCAGACCACCTTGAAGTTCTGTAACTTCTTCATCTGTAGGACCAAATGTCAAAGCAGCGTCAGGTGCGAACTGAGTATCAACCCAGATATCACTATCCGGTGTGAGTGTCAGATTACCAATGAAGCGATATGTTGTGCGTTCTGTATTTCTGGTTGTTGTAACATGTGACACATTAGCGAAAGTTGCTTCAGTATATGTGAGTGTCACTATGTTATTTGTGTTAACAACGTTTGTTCCTGAAACATACTCGTAACCAAAAGATTCCATAGTATAGTTTGGTCGAATGCTCTTTTCTTTCGGATCAATAACAATTCTATAATCTGGGCTGTAGGTCGCACCAAGAACATGTGAACTGAATGTATCAACAAACACACCATTCTTAAAACGATCAAGACCGTTTGCATCAAGAACTTGGAAATCAAGTGCATTCTTTTCGAGCAGAGAAAGGGTTGTGTAGTATTCAAGATTGACAATACGATCTTTGAGAACACCAATATCACGCATGGTAAAGCGAACTGGTGCAATCCTTGTAAACCACGAGGCCAGATCCTTACGGCCGATCAGCTGACCATAATATTGTGAAATTGAAGGGTATGGCGATACATTAACCATCGCAATAGCCATTGCATTATCTGGTGTTCTTGGTGTAATAGGAATAACAGAAGGCACACCACGAACGGTTGAGAAGTTTCCATCTTGATCGACAATTACAAGATCACGGCGAGCCAGATAATATGAATAGTCAAATGTCAATGTAGAAGACGGTGCAGGTATTCTTAGACCGCTACCAGAATATACAAATGCTGTTGATGCTGGTGGATTTGTAGAGGCCGTACCAACTGTCGTCGCATCTACAGCCGTAATACCTTTTACAGGTCGGAAATCAATATAATTTCTTAAATCATATTCTTCACCTGATGTCGGTGACTTATAAACTGGAATATTTTCAGTCTTGATTGTCGCTGCGGTAGAACCAGTATCATCAATAGGATACGAATCAACTGAAAAATAACCAACACCGGTTGAGAAGTCAGGATAGAAGTAATCAAGACTTACTAGCAGATAGTCTGTAGCACCAAGAGTAATGTTTGGTGTTATTGTTGCAAGATCGTAGTAAGTATCTCTTTGACCATTGTCAACTCTGAAAGAAGTTGTTACTGTCGTACCATCAGTCAGAGAAGAAGGTGCTGAACCTGTTTTTCTTACAATTTTATTGACTCTATAAAGATCAGCGAAACCTAATCTAAATGGGCCAGATGTACCTGCTGTTGCACAATTAATAATTACATATCTATTTTGGCGCAGCACTTTATTGGCCTGATCGGCTGATGATCTTACAACTTTTGATGTAACTGTAGCAGCTATTGTTGAGTCATAAGTTTCTTTGAGATCAATGTTGATTGCTGTTGGTGTTGTTGTAACAGCACGTTCTACGCCTGTGTTACCTTTACTTGTCAAATCAATAATATCACCTGTCTTATAAGCTTTGAAAGGTGTTGCTGCTGACAATGTTGTTGCAGGCACAGATGTTAGATTTAATGTTGATGAGTTTGTGATGAAATCAATAATATAGGTTCCTGCTGTACCAGAAAATTCAAGTTTATCACCAGCATTCAAGTTGTTGAAATTGGTACCTGAACTTGTAATTGTTTTACCTGTATTAGATACGGTGCCACCTAGTGATACGTTTATTGAAGCATCAAGAGATAGCATGATTTCGCGTTTCTGTGTATCCGAAAGATCGGACGAAACGGTGCCATATGGCGTTTCTTCATCGGTAATAGAATAAGGAACTGTAACTGTACCACCGACAGCTATTGTTAAACCACTATGAGTTTTCTTGAATGTGAACGATGTATCGTCCGAAGTGTCCGAAGAATCTTTAACCTTACGAACATGATCTGAACCAACATAATATAGAAGAGGATTCAATGCGGCATCTGTAAGAACAGCGTTGTTCGATGCGTTAAGAACAACGTCAGCACCAAAGTCTGCAAGAGAGGCATCATCATAATAGACACTCTTCACGCTGGAGAAAGCATTTGTGCCTGTCATTTTGATATCCATTAAGTAGATATCAAATTTACCATTTGAGGTACCCATTGTGCCTGATCTATAATCAATGCTCTTTAGTATGGCCGAACCGATATTATTACCGCTTTGCGCACCCGAAAATACAGAGTTAGAAATTCTCTGCATAGCCTTGTCATATAGCTGAATAGTAATACCTTGATCAAGCGTTGGTGAGCCAACCATTTCATTGACAGTTATGTAAGAACCCATTGGTGCAGATTGTACCTGTGAGTTTACATACTCGAAGTCCTGTGACTTATCAACTTCAAGGAATGTAGATGTCAGAGAACCTATTTCGAAACCTTTTACATAGGCCAAACCTGGTTCTATGCTGACTGATAGTAATGAATTATTTCCGTTTTGGGTATTAGCGTAAAGACCACCATTGTTGGCCGTGTCTAGATGTTCGCGAATACGGATGTTGAGACCGTTCACATAATAGTCACCGGATTCATCAAAGGTTCTTTTAGCCAGCTCATTCTTTAGGATATTATATTGCGAACGGTCATAGATTTTCTGTATGATACCATCTTTGATTGTGAATAGAGTTGTGAAATCAGGCGGCCCGATATCATCATCAATCTCAACAACAGATAATTCTGGTGTCAGCTTAAAGCGATTTGCACCAGGTGCAGAATAGTTAGAAGCCTCTTGCGCCGGATCAAGAAGTGATGCGTCATTGTCGCTAGTTATGATTGATTCATCAATAAGAAAACCAACCTTACATGTTGGTGTGTCATCATACTTGCTCAGAATAACTTTCTGGCTAGGAAATGAGATAAAATGTTCTTTTGCAAATACAACACCATCTTCAATAGAAAAGATAGAACCTTTACCTGAAGGGTCTGTATTAACAACAACGAGTGTTCCTACATTTGCATTGAAGAGAGTTTCACCAGCCTGAAATGTTTTTACTTCAGCGTTTGCATTTGATGCGCTGATATAGTTAATCATCAGTGTCTTTGGTTCAGATGTTGTCTCAACACCATCTTCTACAATTTCAACGTAAGCCTGAACACCTGATGTATTGCCGGTTAGTACCTGTCTTTCGAATGATGATAGATTTGTAACTTCATTATTTGCTGAATCAACGTCTCTTACCTTGATATACCAAATTGGGTTGCCTGTTGTGGCACACTCAAGAGTAAAGGCACCTGGCAGTACAATACTACCTTCTCGGAAAACATGTTTACCGAAACTATCAATCTGGCTTTGCAGCATTGATTGAATCTGAGTAAGCTCTCTAGCCTGAACAGCGTAACCAGGGCGAAAAAGAATACGATGAAAGTTCTTCGTAGGATCGAAGTCATCATAGTATGGTGTTACATTGAAGTCTGTTCTAAGCGTCTTTGTGTTTGCTTCAAAGGTCATTTTTTAACTGCTCTCTTTAGAATTTGATAATAATCTTAAAATCTTCAGTCTGATCAGAGGCTCTACTAATAGGCTCTACGTTATCAACATATAGTATTTGACCGCTATATGGTGTAAGGTCTGGTGCGTTAATCGCGCTAACAAACCTACTTGTTGATGTATTTGAACCGATCAATGACTGAGATGAAGGTGTACCAACAGTATTTATTATGATTGCCACACCATTTGTAGAATCCCACGAAACTATTCTACCACTGAATGAGGCGGCTGCCAAACTTGAACCCTGATAAACACTCTCGTCTTGCTGATAGTCACCGGTTCCTATGGTTGTCAAAGTATAGGCCTGAACGAACTTCAGATTTGATGATACGTTTGCACCGTCTTTCAGAGGGTCTTTCAGAAGAGAAATCTGGCGATAATCATTCGTTGCAGGGAAAACATCTTCTTCAGTATTTCTGAGAAGACCATTAATCATGATGGCTGCACCACCTAGCTCGTAAAGAGCATTTGTTCCATGACCACCCAGTGGAGATATGATAGCTCTGGCTGTCGCATTAGCACCACCACCTCCAGATATGGTCACAGTTGCATAGGTATAATTATAACCATAATCTGTGACCGTAATACTGTTTATAGAGTTAGAGGCGGCCGCATTAACAGTCGCAGTCGCAACAGCACTTGTTCCATCACCAGTTACGGTAATTAATATATTTGATGTATTTGTATAATCAAAACCGCCGTTGGTCAGAATGATACTGTTTATTTCACCAGCGATTGTTTCTTCTTGCACCTGATACTGAAGCGAACCATCATCTACCGACACCGATCTGACTGGTATGTATTGAGATGTTGTAAATCTTATCTGATCTGAGTCTGAAACGGTGTACATATACTTCCAGACATAACCATCTGAAGTAGAAGTTAAAGCACCAGGATTAATTGATCTCGGTTCAACCGTTGAGTTCGAACCATTGGCATTTGCAATACACTTATAAACATTAAATTCGCTGGTTAGCACATAAAATTGTGTATTACCATCATAAAGATTTGGATTCATATGATCGTAAGCAATATACTTCGTATTTGCGGTCCAGTTGTATCTTGGTATGACATGAGCCATATCTGATGCAACAAGCTTTTTTCCACCGATCATATTTGACCATATCTCATATTCTGTGGCTACAGATGTATTAGATATGCTAGGGCTGGCATCATTCGGCCAAGCAGTAACTTTACCAAAAGTCAGATAGAGATTGGTATTAGGTGACGGTTCTGAAACCGACTCTCTGAATTGTTCTGCATTGTTGACACGCAGCTTAATGAACGTGGATGAAGTCATTTATTCCTCTGGTTTTATCATATTTATACCACTACACCGACGATGACACCACCTGTTGTAGTCGTACCATTAAATGCTGTATTGACATTCCAAGATTCGGTCATAGGCAGCTGGTGTACTAAATCATATGTTGCGTCGGTGACATAGAGTATTGACCCGTTATTGGCAAATGTTATACCGGTCATGCTCGGTGAGAATAGATTATAGTTTGCACTGTTGGCATAGATCGTTGCAGTATTGACGTTCCAGGCTGTAGAAAGTCTAAACTCTTTGACCCTATCATTGCTATTGCCGCCCAAGAACATACTTGTACCATTTGCATTGAAGTATAGACCTGAAGGTCCGCCATCAAAGGCCGCTATGCTTTTCTGAGTTAGGTATGTGGCTGTATTGACATTCCAGGCTTCTGAAAGCTGAAGCTGATAAACTATATCAACAGCACTATCAACAATATACAAATAAGTTCCGTCACGGCTTAGTTGAATTGCTTGAGGTGCTGTCAGACTCAACTGACTGTTTACATTGAATGTAAGACCTAGACTTGATGTATTAACATTCCAAGCTTCGGTCATGTTATATTGAACAACTCTATCGTTTCCTACTCCACAAATGTAGAATGTTGTACCGTCTGTCTTAAACGTAACATCAGTTGGTGAACCTTCACCTGATGTGAGATTTACAGATTCACTCATCGTGTAAAGTTTGGCTGTCGTTATGTCATATTGTCTACCAAGCTTATATTGTAGTACTCTGTCTGTTGTCGAACCTATTAGATAAAAATCATAACCATCTTCTTTCATGTACATGCCTGTTGGTGCAGTTTCAGAGCCAAACTGATTGACATTCAATGAACCAGGCAGATACTTACCGGAGAATATGGTAAAGGTATTGCTGTTGATGACGTTTGCGACCTTGTAAATTCCGTTTGGTTTGTAAGTTGAAACGTTGGCTGCAAAGTTAGCTATATTACCTGATGTAAACTGTATGGTTATCTCATCATTAACAGATAAGCCGTGGCCTGTATAGTTGATGATAGCATTATTGCTGATCGTATAAGTTCTGAGTTTTTGTGAAGTTTCTATTGAATCTTCGGCATCAGGTGAATAAGAAACTGTTTCCGACATATCTTCTATGATATATGTACCAAACATCTTCATACCAGCAGGATGTATGAGACCCCTGAGAGCCTGTCTATATTCTTCAATAGAAGCTTTCAGTCTCAGAACATAAGAGAAGTTCTGATAGTAGTCGCGATCTTGCAAGAAGTTATATGAAGATAAGAAACCATCATCATTGAGATAACGACCAGGATATGTAAAGACACCTTCGATAACAGTTGCATTTGCTGTCGCAGTACCATCACCGCTCTGTGTAAGATTGAGAGTTGGTGGTGTAATATAACCAGAACCACGATCAATGATGACCAGTCTTTCAATCGCACCGAGTGTGGTGTTTGCAATGATGTATTCACCACCAGAACCAAGAACGGCCGTAACGGCAATATTAGCACCATATGCGTTAGCGTTTGCTGAAGTGACATTCGTTGTTGGTAGATAATTCTGCGAATAACCAGCACCACCAATTATATGACCTGGTACCTCAACAAATTGAACTTCACTAATTCTTCCGTTTGCGAGAACATTTGTGACATTGGCCGCAGCACCCGTACCATAACCGCCAGGCACATTGATAAAGCTAATAGTGTCACCGATTTGATAACCAACACCGCCGTTGTTTATTCTCATATGACCCAGAATACCAAGCTCTGATATTCTAGTATTTGCAACTATGCCTATTGAAGGTGTGGATGTATATCCAGATCCTGGATTACTAATTGTAATTGTTGCAGCCGGTCCTGTGTTTGCAAAGACAAAAGATGAAAGTGAGTTTGCGATCCAATTGTTGGCTGGGTCTGTTATAGCCGGATTGAGATTTGCATATATCGCATTACTTACGTTTGTATTTGCTTCAAGACTAATCTGGCTGAAATAGATGTTATATGTGTTTGGATGTGTTCTGCCGTCATCATCAACTACGGTAAGTGTACCGGCCGCACCAGCGCCGCCTCCGCCAGATATAAGAAGAGGATCATTAATTCTATAACCAGCACCACCGTCAATAACAGAAATAGATGCAATATTACCACTAGAAACTCTTGCAATTTGTACGTTTGCACCTGAACCTGTTGCGCTTTCTATTATAACAGGATCACCAACGTTATAACCAGAACCAGGATTGATAATGGTCAGTGTATTGAGAACACCACCAAAAACATTGGCTGTGGCTGACTTTTGTACACTCTCTTCAGTAAAGATGGAGAATACTTCTTCACCGTTCTCAAAGGTGCCACGAATACCAGAAATAACTAGTTCATCAATCTGAGTGCCACCTTCATAGAAACGGTCAATTCTTTCTACGGCCGCTGTGGCACCTGAAGTGTTTCCTCTGACTTGTGTGCTGACAAACTTTTCTATGCCAAAGATTGAATTATTTGATACATTATTAATTTTTGTATCGTTAATACGGAGAGATTTCTGAACATACCACTTACCATCAGATGGTTTCAAAACATCGTTTTTTGGATAGTAGAACGAAAGCTCTTCTTCGTTTAGAAGAACATTCATCAAGAATCGAATAGATTTTTCCGAACCGCGAGAAAGATAGAACTCTTTGGCGTGCTTGAGAAGGACAGATTTATCTGTATTGAGTTCTTTAGGAAAAAGTTTTAGATATGTGTCGTATAGTTTCTCTGCAAATTGATCGACAGTTTTATCAATATCATTATAATCTAATATGCTCTTTTGTACATTTACAGGATAACCATTCTGTTCTAGGAACTCATAATAAGCCTCTAGAAAAGAGATGAATTTAGGGTGGTCGTTACGAACGAAGAACGGTACCTGAGAACTTATTAGGTTTGATATTTTATTATTTGTTGACATTAGGTTTCAGCGACCATTTGTATCTGAGTACTCTTTGCATCACCTTCATCAATGACAAGTATTCTGTTGCGTAGAGGTTGTATGATCTCAGCCCCAGAAGGAGCAAAGAATGTGACGGTATCTGTTGGATAGAAATCATTTTCAATAGAACCACTTGTCAATAGTGAATTGAAGGTCAGCAGACCTGCACTATAATTTATAGAACCAACATTTGAATTGATTGTGATTTTTTCACCCGTTGATTTGTAGTAAAAGGAACGAATTGTTCCATAATTGTTTTCTAGTAATGCTGTACCTGTGGCACCACTGCCGCCACCACCGCTGATCTCAACGGTTGCTTTGGTGTAGTCAGAACCTTTATTTACAATCTCAATACTCGTAACTTTACCGTTAGATATTTTGGCCACTGCGGTTGCACCAGCACCATCACCAGTAATAGTTACTGTCGGTGCTGTCTCATAGCTAGAACCTGCATTAGTAATAGAGATTGAATTAATACCGCTCGGTGAGTCCAGTATTTCTTCGAATAGGGTGTTTCTTTCGATACCATTACCATCGAAAGTAAATATCTCAGGGAAAGAATACAGTCGATCAGCAAATGTACCCTTACGAATAGGCATTCCAAAATTGATACTGTATCTGGTTGAGATGGTTGTATTCAGAATGACACGTTTCTGCACATAAACAGTAATATCTGAGCCTGTGATTGATTTATCGGCCGCTTCAATATATGTCTGTAGCTTTGATTTACGGAATATCGCACCGAAATCTGAAAGCTCGTTGTCATTATAGTCATAGATGGCTGCTTTGACCAATTCTTGTAACTGGTTTTCAGATAGAGTTGTCAGAGCAGGGTTGTAGTTGACTTTACCCACAACACGAATATATGTGTAATCAGGATCTACAATCTCAGGTGTGACGGTGACTACGTTTCTGTTTCTGATGAGCGTATCTTTGATATATTCTTTGTCTGCATTTGTCAGGGCGTAATTCTGTTTTGTCTTGAGTGAAAGAAATACTTTACCATATACTACTGGATCGTTGTCTTCTCCACCCCAAACTGATACTGCATCAATACTTGGATAATCTTTTAATATAAGTGTTTCGTAGTCACCTGTTGTAACAGCTCTATTTTGAGTTCCGTATGCGTATGGTGCTCTGAATCTTATTTGTTCGATTGTTTCTTTGTCTGTGCCGCCATATGACGATGTGACTGTTGTTACGGTTACGTTGTCGCGATATAGCCCACCAACTCTGTCTATTGCTGTAAATGCGGATATATTGTTTGCACCAATACCAGCTGTATCAAGATATGTAATCTGAATAACATTTCCGACTTTTGGCTTTTTACCAATGACATCATCACCAAAGATGATGTTATATGTCATATCGTCACTCTCTTCTAAGAAGAAGATTGTAGAGTTTGAGTTTGCGTCTACAATGTTTTCTGAGAGTGTATATGTGGCTGTATCTGTATTAGATGTTGATTCAATAACACGAACTTCGACTGTATCTGTATCTACGTTAGCTGAAGGTAGTCTGAAGCGTCTCTTTGTATTTGTGGAATCCATCAAATATTGAACGGTGACAACCTGACCTTGTTGAATTTCTACGTTTGCAAAGCTGAATGTGCCTGTATTTTTAGTCACGGTATTTGAATTTAGTGTCACGAAATTATAGTTGACACCATCAATATCTTTACCTAGAAAATTGGTGTATTTTGTAAGCTGAAGTGATGTAGCTGTATTGTCTTCCGTATTCGATGGAGTCACCAGAATATTGACAAGGGCTTTCGCACCTCTACGACTGACAGGCTGATAGTTAATGGCCTTTGCATGAGAAAGAATAGAAGAACGTAGCTGTGCAGTATCCATGAACATTTCGTTGCCGACCATGTTCAGGTAATAGCCCATATAATGAGTATTGTAGGCCAGAATGTCAAGGAGCACCGACATACCAGAACCATCAAAGTCATAGTCTTGAAATTCAGACTGACCTCTGAGATAATTCTTGAGATTTTCTTTAATGCTATCGAAGTCTAGCTCTGTTATTCTCAGGGCTGTGTTTGATACTGGTGCCATTGTTATCTAATTCTTTCCAAGAAAATCGTTGAAACTAGTGGTTCTGGTCGATTAACCAGAGAATATGTCAGAGTAACTGTATAGCCATTATTATCATAATCAAAAACAACATCAAGCCCTAGCAATATAATTCTAGGCTCAAATCTTCTGATAACCTCACGAATAGCATCTGACAGGAAATTAGCGGTCAGATGATTTGGGTTTTCAAAAAGCAACTTCTGTGCATTTGAACCAATAGATGGCTGAAAAGGTCTGTCATAAAAGTTGGTCAGAATAAGGTTGCGAACCGAACGCTTGACGGCCTCTACACCTTTCTTACGAACAATATCACCCGTTGTTGGATGGGCTATGAAGTCCAAGTCCAAATCTACGAAATCGGGTTCTCTTGCAATAATTGTTGATGCCATGAACTTATTTATCCGTATTATTAGGCGTAACCAGCCACTTCAGTATAAGCACTATCACTGAGACTTGCATCTTCCTGTGTCGGATTGGTCGATGCGGTCACCAAGAAGTCTGTCTTAGGGTTATCAGGTGTTGGTGCAGTTACCACAACAGGTATAACTGGTGTTGGTGGTGGGGGCGGTACCGCAACAACGACAGGTCCATTTTGCTGAATGATACCAAGCGAGGCTATCAACGAAGCATTCAGACCTATTGAGGCCGATTCAATACCTACAGCACCAGCGGCCGCAATACCAATACCAGCACCTGCATCTAGACCAACTTCACCGACCGCAGAAATGGCCACGGCTGCTCCGCCTGTAACACCTACTTCACCAGTTGCACCCATAAGCAATGCAGCACCAGACTTGACCTGCATCAGCCCACCAGTCGTAATATCACCAGCAGCCAAACCTTTTATCGAAAATAATGTGGTTGCTGTAATATAATTCTGCATACTCTTTGAAGATATTTTACCAGCCGTAGCTTGCATGACAATATCACCAGTCATAGACTCAAATGACATTTTCTTGGCTGAGCGAACCATCAACTCGCCTTGGTCGGCATTAATAGCCACCTTATCTTTACCGTAGAAAGCTGCACTATTGTCAGATGAACCGGCCATGAATGCACCCTGTGAAGAGAGTGTCATATTACCAATGGATTCTCTGAGAACAGCACCCTCAACCTTTTCAGTAATACCCTTGGCTGCAACGTCAATATTACCACGAATAGTCTGGTTGAAATTCTGTGCGGTCATATTAATATTCTTCGTCGCTGTGAGATTAATATCACCACCGACCGTCATATTATAATCTTTATTGACCTTGAGAGAGGCTGCACCGTCTACAGTAATATCATATGCGCCGGTAATTTTCATACGATTTTCACCGAAGACGATATTATATTGCCCGTTCTGGGCAGAAATATAAAGCTTACCGTCTGGTTGAAGCTGCACCATCGTACCACCACGGTGCTGCAAGGTCACATGCTCTGCACCCTTGCTATCGTCCATGATGAGTGTATGACCAGAGCGGGTTTTGTGAACATAAAAATTAGGATATTTACCAGCACCTGTTAATTTACGAGCATCTTCAGGACCGTCCCATGTTGTTGGTGTGGTCAGTTTGTCTGTAGCGGACGTACCAGCATTTGATTGTGTGAAATTACCGTCACTGCCGAAAGTATATGTTTCCGAGCCAACTGTGACCTGATCACCAGTCTTGAAGTTGGTGTCTGGAAAAGCTGTTTTAATGGCTGCATTTGGATCTTGAAATGGCATATTTTATATACCTGGAAATAATGCTTGAAGAGGATTACCACCTCTGTTTGCGATCTGTGCAGCCCTTGCGATAGTCTGAAGAGCCATATTGGCCTGCATGACGGTGAGCATTGTCTTTGCACCAGCACCAGCTGTTGGTGGCAGGCGACCAAACATATTCATCATATTTGCACCACCTGTATTAAAGAACGGTAGACCTGGTATTGCAGCCGGAAAACTAGATGAACCACCAAGTAGTGTATTGACCACCGCAGCGGCCGCTTGAACAGCCACAGGCGTATAAGTCATCATCTGACCTGATGGGCTGAAACTGCGGTAGACTGTGCCGTTTGATGTTGTTAGTGGTGTGACTACTGGTGCGAGTGAACCAAGACCAAATAGGCTGGTATCATACTGAAGGCGCTGAAACGTATTGACCAGCTGACCTACACCAGTTGCTTGACCTAGCAGACCAATAGCATTGGCCACATAAATGTCCTGATTTACTCTGGTGCCTGTCATAAAACCAGCACCCTCTGTCTGTTCGACCGACTGTAGCAAATATGACATAGAATTAAATGCAAGAGCCGTCTGCGGGCTCATTGTGCTATAGAGCTTTTTATTATTTGTTTTATTATTTAATATTGTGCTAATCAGTGTACCTAAAGACATGACAACACCAGGTAGACTGCCCATCATAGAACTACTAATCAAATTATCAAAAGCTTGAAGCCCTGTGGCTACCTGCATGACTTTTGGTAGTGGCATACCAGCCATATTATACATGGCTGCATGAGTTGGTAGACCTCGTACAAGCCCGTGATTCCAGTTTTGACCTTTTTCTCTAATTTTACGAACTCTTGCACCGCCCTCTGTCGTTTCATATGTACCAGGTGGTGGTGCAACCTGAATAGGCATGGTCAAATACATGGCAATATGCTGCAATAGGCTCATATTACCTTCAATCGTTGTATCATTATTATTGAAATCGTTTGCTAGACCTACGATCTGGCACTGGTTTGAACCTGTATCTTTCATGGCTACAACCAGTGTGCCAGGGTCTAGCCCACCTGGAAATTCTTGCTGTGCTGATCTTGTTGGGTTCATCAGGCGAGGTGAAAAGGCCAGATGTTTTACGTTGACATCTTTACCGTGAATAGATGGAAAATATACTCTGAGGTTACCTGAATAATCGGTTGGAGCATCAGCATCATGCCCACCAACCACAATACCATAAACTAATCCAGAAGCGGCTGAATTTTTAGGTAAATATGACATTATACAATACCTCTACCGACTGTGCTTGACACGCAATCTAACGTTGTTGTGGCTAGACCACCCTCTACGATATGATGAAACATGTGTAAAATCATATATCGACCAGAACCATAATTTAATTCAAAGCCTGGTCTTGTTTCTTTATTATATAGATTGACATCAATGGTCTTACCAGCATGTAAAACTGGATTGAATGGCACTGTCATGCGTAGTGCTATCTTATCTTGTGCGAGTAGAGACATGCGAGCCTGACGAAACTGTAGAAAGTCTTTTGCATAGTCTGGGCACATATCTTGCTGCTGATAGGTGTTCTGATTAGAAATGGCCATCTTCATGACACCAGAGCCAATACCACAACCAAATAAATTAAAGTCTTGATTGAACAGACTAAATGATTTATTGATAGGGTCGAACAGAATAAGTGAATTAATATTATTACCGTTCTCGTCAATACCATTCAGAATATCGGTCAGCAAGTCAAAATCACAAGGGAATCTATAGGTCAGTATTGAGCATGGGTCACCAAACGTATTGCTGACCTCATTAAAAGCATATTTCATAACCGGTTGCTGGCGAGACAGCGATCTCAGAGAACGGAAATGGTGAGTTGGTTCTGTACTGAAACCATCACCATAGGTCATGTAGTGAATGAAAGATGGGTCTGTACCCTCTGCTACAGCATAATTGGCCTGCTGAGAAACGACCTGAAATGGGTGAATATTCTCTGCGATATAATCTCTTGGGTACATCGACATTTCAATTTGTCTGGCTGTAGAACCGACACATAGACCAAGAACATAGTCGACCACCTCAGAAGGTGTAGCACATTTCCATGAGCGGCTGACCAGTGTCTTTGGGTCATTCAGCTGGCTCTGATCACAGGCTCTTAGAGTAAATCTCTCGGTATTATTATTAATTCTGTGGCGACTATCCAGACGATATACTTTCTGTAGTACGTTCATAGTCGTTGGTAAACCTAGGTTTCTCAGAGCATTAATACCTGGTTTTTCTAAGGTGATCAGAACGTCTGCATTTTTGAAATTATCGAACCATTTGACTGGCACACTATGCAAATAGCTGTCGAATGTTATTGAAGTCTGTAGTCCAGGCGTGAGTAGACTTTCACCAAGATATACCTCTTTTGGTGTCACTTCTACCAAGTCTTTCTGTGGCACACCATCAAAAGAGATGGTCATACCAACAGAGGCTAGGTCTTCTATTCCTTGTAAGGCATCGCTATAATCTGCTGTCATGATTTTTTAGTTGGTCAACTTTCTGATATAATTATTGGCATTGACTATGACCTTAAATTCATTCATAATCTGTGTATAATATTCTGGCTTGATTATTTTAATTGTTCTCTTAGCCTCGTTCTGCTCAAGCTCATAGTCATATATGGTCTGATAAGTTTTATAAATTTTCTCGTTAATTGTGACACCAGAGACCGTATAGCTATTTGTATTTGCATTAGCCTGAGGTGAAAGATTTGAACTGAGGTAATAATCGTATGGTACGTCAGGTAACGTAATGGTTTCTTTGTCATAGTTTATTTGATATCGCCATTCGGTTGTCTTGCCTGTCAGCGTATCTGTGCGTTCAATGACCTTTTCATATTTGTATATATTGTTAGCGGCTGCATTTGCTCTCTGAGACCAGTTGATGACCTGTATGTCAGTCAGAGTATTACCACCAGCGGCTGTGCGATACTTATTTGCAATATAGTTATTAAAATCGGCATAGTTCAGAGGCCAGTCATATGCACCATCAATAATACCATTTGCGAGCATAATGATCCAGTGTGCTTCTGAAGTACCATAGACACGGTCAGCCAGTCTCTCTGGTGTTTCACCGTCTTGAATATCGTAGATATAATATGATGAGATATTTTCCAGCGTTTCTTTTATGATACCAATACGCATAAAGATATTCGTGGGTGTCTGATAGGTGGTATATTCACCTTTATTAATATCATAAGGTATTTTTGGAAATAAATCAAAAAATCTAGACATTTAGAATCCTTGTGCAACTCTTTCTTTATGCAGTATCTCAAGCTCACGGAAAGCTAGGCTTAGTCTGACCTGCACCGGATATCCATTTGTGAAGGTTGAGTAGATACCAGAAGGTGCATAATCGACTTCGATCTGTTCGATAGCACAGGTATTAATTCTAGGTATCTTTGTATTTTCTTTACCCTTGTGATAAAACGTAATATCAAATTCTGCTGGTGGTATGAAGAGTGGTATGATACCGGCACCTGTATTTGTACCTGGTATTGGACCATTACCACTGATTTCTGGTGCTGCATGATAGCGGAGTGTGTCGATAATATTCTTGACTGTCTCACTCTCTTTTTGATTTTTTGGTGCCATCAGAAGCTCCATACGGAACGCTCTCTGTGGTGTATGTGAGAACATGACTTCGATCTTAGGGTTAATTGGATAACCAGCAAGAGAGGCTAGCTTACGAATGCTCTCACCACCAACACCCAATAGAGTAGGTAAACCACCTTGTGTAGCACGGTCTAATCTTTGTGTCAACGCACCGGCTATAGCCTTACCTATTGCGCTAACACCCAATTTCAAGGCCTGTGCGCCTAGGGCTGTCATTGAGATTTCTTCATATACGTTGGTGTGTGTATAGACCATAGGTACAGGCATGAAGAGTGCGATAGATTCTTTAATTCTTCTTGTACCTCTAGGAATATTAAATGAGGCAAAATTGGTAATACCTTGCAGAGCTTGATATCCGCTAGGCACACCATTAGGAAATTTAAGCTGGTCGACCTTCGAGTATTCACCCTCTAATGTCTGGTAATTTGCTGGACCGAAAAGACTGGGACCGAAGCCTGCGTTTGTTCTAGCCTTACCTTCAGAGTTAACAGGCACATTGATGTTGATCACCATATAGTGTGCGCTCTCTTCGGAGCCAAGGTTGTCTGGAAATACTCTGTAATTGTAATCGTACTTATTATCAAAGCCAAGATACTTATTAAATCTATCGACAGCCTGTGAATTTGAATTGGGGTTGAGATAACCAGAACGAGCAGAATTACTCATTCTTCTCTGTAGTACGGACGCAGGTGAGTCTGATAATTCAAATTCTGGTGTTACGCGGTCGCGAACCACACCTGGTGTTGATCTTGTCTGATTGGCAAATAATTCGACTGTTTCTGTGCCAGCTGACGTAGATTCATTTATTGGCATTTATTTTATCCTGGTTGGTTGCATACATATTTATATGGCATACAAAGGACGATTTTCCCCAAAGAACCCAAAGAAATATGATGGTGATCCTACTGGTATCATCTATCGCTCTCTGTGGGAACTAAGGGTAATGAAATATTTAGATGAAAACGCAAACGTTCTTGAATGGCGTTCGGAAGAGATTGCCATACCATACGTCTCGCCTGTAGATGGTCGATACCATCGGTATTTCCCAGACTTTATTGTGAAGGTTCGTAGGCCAGATGGTAGCACCAGGACGATGATGCTGGAGGTCAAACCAAAGAACCAGACCAAAGAGCCAGAGAAAAAGAAAAAGATCACCAGAGCCTATATAAACGAAGTCACCACATGGGGTGTCAATCAGGCTAAATGGGCAGCAGCCCAAGACTATTGTGAAGATCGTGGTTGGGAGTTCAGGCTTATCACCGAAGATCATTTAGGAATCAAATAAATACTGGAATGGCAGACAAACAACAAGAAGCAACAGACTGGTTCATAGGTAAGGCTCGCTCTGCGGCTGGTTACCGAAAGAACATCATACGAAACGACCAGCGTGGTAGAGATGCTACGGTCATAGGTCGTATGTATTTCTTTGTATATGATCCAAAGTATAAAGACACTCTGCCCATGTATGATAGATTTCCTTTGGTCTTTCCTATAGAACCATATGGTAATGGTTTTCTTGGTCTGAACCTGCACTATCTAAGCCCAGGTGAGAGGGCTGCACTCTTGACTAAGCTCAAAGAGTTTAGTAGCAGTTCGAGGTTGACACCGACTAGCAGACTCAGACTTTCATATGATCTGCTTCAGGGTACAAAGAAATTGGCCTCTCTGTCAAGACCGTGTATAAAGAGATATCTGTTCTCACATGTTCGTAGCAAGTTTATTGAGATGACACCAGACGAATGGGAAAAGGCCATTAATCTACCTGTCGCTCAATTTGAAGTAAACCCATAAAGGCAAATAAATGGCATTACCAACAGGGCAAAACGCACCTCGCGCATTAGATTTAGAAACCTTCAAGGCGGTATCAGATGACTTTGGTTCTCTAGCCAAATCGTGTCGTTATGTGGTCAGAATATTACCGACTGGTCAGAACAACCCTTTGACAAGTTACTATGGTCTATTTCAAGACCTCATATATCTTTGTGAAGTTGCAGAGTTTCCTGGTAGAGGTTTCGAGAGTATCGACCTCCGCTACTATGGTCCAAACTTCAAGATGCCTTTCAAAACAACCTATGAAGACATCACTCTTACCTTTCTTTGTAGATCGGCCAGTCTTGAACGTCAGTTGTTCGATGACTGGATGGACGTGATTAACCCTGTCAATAATTTTGATTTTAATTATCGCGACGATTATGCCTGTGATATTGAGATATTTCAATATAGCGAATATGATAGCTTTGGATACGGATCATCTGATCCTGTCTATAGCTTCACACTAAAAGACGCATGGCCTGTTCTGGTCAACCCACAGCCTGTGACATGGGCTGATGACCAGTTTCTACGCCTCGGCGTAACCTTCACTTATACAAAATGGTTGAGACCAGGTCTTGACCCAACACCTTCAATGGATGCAAACGGTTCTTATACATTTATCAGCACCGATATTTTCTAATATTATGAGAGGTTATTATGGCTTTACCGAAGATAGACTTACCTATCTATGACTTGAAAATTCCTTCTACTGGGCAAGAGATCAAAGTTCGCCCGTTCAAGGTCAAAGAAGAGAAGATGCTGCTTATTGCGGCCGAATCAAACGATGTAAACGATATCGTCAACACGACCAAACAGGTTATCAATAATTGTATATTGACTGAAGGTGTTGATGTAGAGAAGTTGCCATTCTTTGATGTTGATTTTCTTTTCATCGCACTCAGAGCGAAGTCTGTGGGTGAATCAATAGCATTAGAGTTTACTTGCAATGCTGTTATTGATGATAAGAAATGTGGTCATGTCTATGATGGTGAGCTAGACCTCACTAATTGTAGAGTGGTCAAACAAGAAGGTATAGAATCGAACATAAACCTTGGTGGTGGTATGTTTGTGAAGATGAAGTATCCGAACTATTCTATCATGAAGATCATTGAAGTTGGTGAAGATGTTTTTGATAGAAAGATTAAGATCATCGCATCTTGTATTGAGATGATACAGAAGGGTGATGATATCTATACCCTTAAAGATGTGACGAAGAAAGAGATAGTAGAGTTTATTGAGAATCTGTCAGAAAACCAGTATTCAAAACTTGAGATGTTTATAGATAACTTTCCTTATTTTGTGGTCGATATCGACACAGAATGCCCAAAGTGCAAGACTAAGCACAGGAAGGAGTACCGAGATTTCTCAAGTTTTTTTCAATGATGTTTAGCTATGACAGGCTGACAAATTTCTTTAAGACTAATTTTGCCATGATGCAGCATCACAAATATAGCTTAAATGAGCTAGAAGAAATGATGCCTTGGGAGAGATTTATATACCTTGATATGCTAAAAGAACATATCAAGAAAGTAGATGAACAGCGCCGTGATCAGATGGCCTCAGCAAGAAGAAAATAAATGGCAAGAACCAAAGATAATAGATTTCAAAATCTAACCATTGACTATAGAAAATTGATGGACCTCAACGTCTCAAGACGATTTGAGCTTCTTGACTCAACTGAGGGTAGAAGACTTCTTTCTAGCTTCACGCCCGTAGAACTGGCCAATGCTTTCCCCTATACACCAGGTACAGACAATCGTAGAAAATTAGAAAGTCTGACAACAGGCACATGGCAAAATAAACAACCAGGTGACAAGAGTGATGTCAGTGTAGGAACAAAGAGAGACCTTGGCGGTGGTGGATCAAACCCTGCTGTACAGCAAAAAATAGCCTCACTCACATCAGAACAAAAGGCCGCATACGAAGAACTTAAGAAGGGTACCATATCTGTAGATGACCCTCGCGTAGCCTTTCTCAAAGACATATCGGTTGATGATCTGAAGAGAGCTGGTATTGAAAAGGTCACAGGTGAGGGTGGTAAAGAAAGCTATAGAATGACAGCAATCGAACCAACTCAAACTGATATTGATGTTGCTAGAAAGAATTTGATAACAGGACGAAGCAACAAAGAAATCATTCAGA